AACAAATGCAGAACTTAGAACGTAGGGTTAGCGATGCTTTCCTTGTGTTACAAGTTCGTCAAAGCGAGAGAACAACTGCGGAAGAGGTACGCCTCACGCAGATGGAATTAGAACAACAGCTGGGAGGTTTATTCTCCTTGTTAACTGTTGAGTTCTTGATACCCTATCTCAATAGAACATTACATATACTACAACGAAACAAGGAACTTCCTAAGATTCCTAAAGATTTGGTACGTCCACAGATCGTTGCTGGTGTTAATGCATTAGGTAGAGGACAAGATCAACAGAGTCTTGTTATGTTTATACAAACTCTTGCTCAAACCCTTGGGCCTGAAGCAATCGCTCAGTTCTTAGATCCTGGTGAGTATATTAAACGACTCGCTGCGGCACAAGGCATCGATGTACTAAATCTTGTTAAGTCTGCAGAGACTATGGAACAAGAGAAGCAAGCACAGATGCAAGCCGCACAACAACAGGCATTAATGGAACAAGCTGGTCAAATTGCAGGATCACCTATGGCTGACCCTAGTAAGAACCCCGCTTTAGGTAGAGGATTAAACGATGGATACGATCAACTAAATGGACAAAATCAAGGCGAGCCGCCCCCAGAAGGTGCGGAAGAAACCCCTGCCGAAGGTTAGTAAACCAGAGCCACTGGTTTCAGAGAATGATATTGCTAAGCCAACACCTATTGTAGGTCAACCTTCTATAGGTTTAGACCCTAACTTTGTAGAGACAATTGGCTTAGGTAATCTAAAAGTAGTTACTGCTAAAGGAATTAAAGATGACGGAAAAACTGACGTATGATCCCACCCCTGCAGATGCTCCCGAACTTTCCGAAGATGAGCAGAACTCTCTGGAGGTGGCAGAGAAACTGGGAGAAGAAGAAGCTAAACAATATGCTGGTAAGTTTGAGAATGCTCAAGAATTAGAGAAAGCATACTTAGAACTACAAAAGAAATTAGGTTCAGAAGATGATGAGGATGTTGAGAAAGCTGCTGAAGCTGAGACTCCCAAAGAAGAACCTGAACAATCTGAAGGTGCTTCTCTTATTAATAATGCATCAAAAGAATACTATGATAATGATGGCAAGATCTCTGAAGACACGATGTCAAAATTTGCAGAGATGTCTAGTCAAGATTTAGTCAATGCTTTTGTAGAATTCCAAGAGTCTCAACCTAAACAAGAAGCAGCTACTGAAACTGCTGACTTAACTGATGCTGAAATAAACACAGTTTATAATTCAGTTGGTGGAGAGTCTGCTTATAATAAGATGATTTCTTGGGCAGGTGATAATATGGGAGAAGCTAAATTAGATGCATTCAATTCAATCATACAATCTGGTAATGCAGACGCTGTTAAAATAGCAGTGTCTGGTTTACGAGCTGAGTATGAAATCTCTGAAGGATATGAAGGTAAGATGTTAACTGGCAAGGCAGCAAGGACTTCGGATGTTTTCCGTAGTCAAGCTGAAGTTGTCCAGGCTTTATCAGACCCTAAGTATGATAGAGATCCTGCTTATCGTCAGGATATATACGATAAATTAGAACGATCTCAAGTAAATTTTTAGGAAAAAAATTATGCCAATGGCTTATGACCCTAAAGCATTTCATGCTAGGGATAGTGCAATTAAGCACGTTAAATATTATGTTAATAGGACTAAAGATAAGTGGTTTAGAACCTCTATCAATGATGGCATCAACAACGCTACACACAATGCAGTTGTCAGCCCTAGCGGAGTAGAAACCGTAGCCTCATGAGCACACTCACCCTAACCGAACAATCCAATTGGGAGAAGTTCTGTGACTGGGTTACAAGTACCGATAACCGCCTCTATGTGGGGTGGTTTGGTACCTTAATGATACCCGCACTCTTAACAGCGACGACCTGTTTTATAATAGCATTCATCGCTGCACCGCCTGTCGATATCGACGGCATTCGTGAACCAGTCTCAGGATCTCTACTCTATGGAAACAACATTATCTCAGGGGCTATCGTCCCATCATCTAACGCAATCGGTCTTCACTTCTACCCAATCTGGGAAGCTGCAACCATCGACGAATGGTTATATAACGGAGGACCATATCAACTTATTGTGTTCCACTTTCTCATCGGTATCGCAGCATACTTGGGACGACAATGGGAACTTAGTTATCGATTAGGAATGCGACCATGGATATGTGTAGCTTATTCTGCACCAGTCTCAGCAGCATTTGCTGTGTTCTTGGTGTACCCCTTTGGACAAGGGAGTTTCTCTGATGGTATGCCTCTTGGTATTTCCGGTACTTTCAATTTTATGTTCGTCTTTCAAGCCGAGCATAATATCCTCATGCATCCATTCCATATGCTTGGTGTTATTGGGATGTTCGGGGGAGCTTTATTCGCTGCTATGCACGGAAGTCTCGTTACTTCCTCGCTCATTAGAGAGACAACTGAAACTGAGTCTCAGAACTATGGATATAAATTTGGTCAAGAAGAAGAAACTTACAACATCGTTGCAGCTCATGGCTACTTCGGTAGATTAATTTTCCAATATGCTAGCTTTAATAATAGCCGTGCTCTTCATTTCTTCCTTGCTGTTTTCCCAGTCACTTGCATATGGTTCACCTCTATGGGAGTCTCAACTATGGCTTTTAATCTCAATGGTTTTAACTTCAACCAGTCAGTGGTTGATGCCAATGGTAAGATTGTTCCCACCTGGGCTGACGTGCTCAACAGGGCTAACCTAGGTATGGAAGTAATGCATGAGAGGAACGCACATAACTTCCCACTCGACTTAGCATCAGGCGGCTCGGAGATAATCTAGTAGAAGCCACCTCAATCCACGTCCGTTCAACCTTGAATCTCAAGGTCGCATGAAACCACAGCATGGAACGGGGTTGTGGTATCGGAGATTTACTATGACAGTAAAACTAAGATATCGTGGTATTGAGTACACAAAAACAAAGTAACTTAATTTAACATGAAAACAATTGCACTAGCTCTAGCAGCAACTTCATTTGCTTCTGCTCCTGCAATGGCTGGCGTTTATCTTAACGCTGAGTCAAATGCATCTTACTCTGGTACAGATTATACTTCTACCACAACCGATCTACACATAGGCTACGAAGGTGATATTGGTAAGCTTGGATACTATGTCCAAGGTGGACCTTCTTTCGCCGCAGCTGATGGAGTAGATGGTACATCAAATCTTTCTGGTAAGCTCGGAGGTTCCGTAGCAGCATCAGAGAAATTTGATATCTATGGAGAAGTATCATTCGCACAAGTAGATGATGCTGATAATACTTATGGTACCAAGATAGGTGCCAAGTACAAGTTCTAAATTTAATGAACTATGGTTAGGGGTCTTCGGACTCCTAATCTTTTTCATCTTTATAGAAACAATGCACTTGAATTACCATCGTAATGAAGTGCCGTGCGCAACCACAGAAAACTATTAAGTCTTACGTGGCGGAACTACGTAAGGTCACTCAACCTATAACTATTTAATCATGGCTTTTTATGCTAACGAATCTGCAGGCACTGTACACTACAGCAATGCTGACTGGCAAACTGCAGGTATTATAACGAATGACTACATCATCGACTCAGCTGATACAGGTGGAAACCTACCAACTGATGGAACTAATGGTGAAACATATCGTGCACCACTAAGCTTCCCGCTTGGTAAGTATGAGCGTGCTCGTATACGTGGTCTTGTTGATATCACCTATCTTGATGGTGACTTCAAGTATAAGCTTACTGTCCCTGCATCTTCTACATCTGCAAGGATTATTACTAAGAGCTCAGAGACTCCTATTTCTGGTGACACATCTGAAGTTACTGCTCTTTCAACAAATACCGCTGGTGTTGTTGAAGTTGCTGTGACCGCAGCTGATGGAGCTGGTTATGTCTTCTTTGAAGGTACAATTGAAGCTGGCGGTACTGCAGGTACTGTAGCTTTTGAAATCGGACAGCGTGCTAACCACTCTAACGACACTGTACTTAAGGAAGGATCATACCTAGAATATCTTAAGTTCTAAATACATAGGAGGTTCACCCCTCCTTCCGCGAGCTTAGTTTAGCGGTAAAACTGTAGCCTTCCAAGCTATTGTCATCGGTTCGATTCCGATAGCTCGCTTTGGCTTTAGGCCCTTACGAGGATACCCTTAAGCTGTCTAGACGGTGGGATAGACCACAACAATATAAAATTTTCTCAACGTTGAGAGTCTGTAAACTTATACAAACTCTTTAATATAATGGCTAACGCCACACAGTCAGTACTCGGTGCCCTGAATAAGGCGGTCTCAAACACCGCTGGGTCTCAGGATTATGATACCAAGTACGCGACTTATCTGAAGCTGTTCTCAGGTGAGCTATTCAAAGCTTATGAGTCAGCAACAATAGCACGTGAAACCGTGCAAAGACGTACCCTAAAGAACGGTAAATCATTACAGTTCATCTTCACGGGACGCATGCAAGCTGCCTATCATGAGCCAGGGACACCTATCCTTGGATCAGGCGATCCTCCAGTAGCTGAGAAGACCATCCAATGTGATGACCTTCTTATCTCTAGTGCTTTCGTATATGATTTAGATGAAACACTTGCACATTACTCATTAAGATCAGAGATCTCCGCTAAGATCGGTCACGCTTTGGCTGAAGCATATGATAAGAAAGTCTTCCGTACAATTGCACTAGCTGCAAGGGAAGCTCATCCTATCACTGCATCACCAGGACCAGAACCAGGTGGTACTCAGATCAGACTAGGATCTGGTAAAGAGTATGACGCTCAAGCTCTAGTAGATGCCTTCTTCGAAGCTGCTTCAGTTCTCGATGAAAAGAATCTACCTAAGACTGGACGTACTGCTGTACTATCTCCTCGCCAATACTATGCTTTAGTATCTCAGGTATCTTCCAACATCCTTAACAGGGACTATGGTAACAGCCAGGGTAACTTAACATCAGGTGAAGGACTAGTTGAAATTGCTGGTATCTCTATCAAGCGTTCTAACAACCTACCTTTCCTTGCTGGTACAGTTAACCCAGTATCTGGTGAGAACAACACCTACAATGGTGACTTCACAAACAGCTGTGGACTTATCTATCAGCGTGATGTAGCTGGAATTGTAGAGGCAGTTGGACCACAAGTCCAAGTCACAGGCGGTGACGTGTCAGTTTTATACCAAGGAGACGTATTAGTGGGAAGGCTCGCAATGGGCGCCGGAACACTAAACCCTGCTGGGGCTATCGAACTTCTTAACACATAAGGAGGTATATTATGTCAGTTGCACCTGGCAAATGTAAGAAGCAGACTCATACCACAGGTATGGGTACTGCTCGTTCAGTAACAACAAACATGCCAAGCCCAATAGAGTATGGACGTACAGTACAATCCGATGGATTGTCTGCACTTAAATATGGTGCTTGCTAATTAATCATTTATAACTATGGCCGTTTCTGTAGCTAAAGGGAACGCTGGTGTATGCACAACAGATGCAACACGTGAAAGCGTATCTCGTACAAATGGTGACGGTACAGATATTCGTTCGTCTAATGCTATATACTCAGTAACTAAAAATCTGAGGTTAGCATATCCAGGCGTTGAATGCAACGTTACCTAATCAATTAATAAGGGGAGTCTCTGTACTCCCTTTTTTTTATTCACAAATATTTATACCTATGACTACCACAACCGTTGATATCGATACCGAACTATCCGCAGTCAATGCGATCCTTGGTAGCATCGGACAGTCTCCTATTAATGGGATAGACTTCGCTAACCCTGAGATATCATTTATTTATAACATACTGAAAGAAGTAAATCAAGATGTCCAGAGCGAAGGTTGGACTTTCAATTTAGAATACCATATAAAAGAGACTGTAAGTCCTACAGATAATAAAATAATTATTGAATCTGATGTGATCCGTATAGATATGGAAGATGCATGGGATCGAACTCGTGACTTTGTAAGGAGAAGAGATAGTACTGATGGGTTATGGAAAATATATGATAGAGTAAATCATACATTTGAGTATCCAGATAATGATTATTTCTATGTTAATAAAGTTAGACTGTTAACCTTTGAAGATATACCAACAGTGTTCCAAAGATATATAATATATAAAGCATCAGGTAGAGCAGCTGTACAGTTAGTATCTAATGCTCAACTACAGCAGATGTTACAGACATATGAGTTACAAGCTAGAGCTGCTTGTATGGAATACGAATGCAATCAAGGTGACCATAACTTTATGGGTTGGCCTGATGAATCTGCATACCAATCTTACAAACCTTATACAGCATTGAGACGCTAATGGCAAGTGTAACACAAAAAATCGGTAACTATGTTCTTGGTATTTCTACTCAACCAGACGAGAAGAAATTACCAGGACAAGTAACTGATTTAGTCAATGGCGTACCAGACGTAGTACGTCAATTAATCAAACGACCAGGTAGTAATTTAGTAACTTCAATCACACCATCTACTGCAGCTCATACTAAATGGTTTAAT